GGCGCCGGGCAGACTCACCTTCATCTCGTTGGCGACATCGACGGTCTTGAGTCCCCATTCGTTCATGGCGGTCGTCGCTTTTTTCGTCGGTACTTCCAGCGATTGCATCAAGAAACGTAGCCCGGTTGCCGCACGAGCAGCAGGGATCGCGGCATTGGTTTGGGTGCTCATGGCTGCCGCCAGGTCAGCAAAGGAGATGCCCATGGCATGCGCGACCGGCTCGATTGGCCCCATCGCCGTAGAGAGGTCTTGCAGCGTAATGCGCCCTAAACTGACGGCGGTAATCAGGCCGTTCATGTAGGCGACGGCGCCAAAGACCTTCGTCCCGAAATTGGTCATCGTGCCCGCGAGGGTGTCGGACACATCGACCACATTGGCCTGTTCAATGACCGCGCCTTTGGCGGCGGCGGCGAGCGTGGTGTAGGCTTGCGCCCCTCTTTGGTTCGATGAGAGGATCTCGTACATCGCTTGCGTGAGTTTTGGCGTGAGGATGCCCGTATCGGTCGAGACTTTGAGGATACCGGCGGAGAGTTGCGCAAAGCTATCTTGTGTATCGCCTGCGCCCGTCCTGAGCCGGTTCACGCCCTGCTGAAAGTTAGCGGCCAGTTGCTCGACTTTGACACCCACGAACGCCAGTGCCGCGCCCGCAGCCACCGCCGCGCCGGTGGCAAGCATCGCCAGTTTCGCGCCCAGATTATCAGTAGACGCACCCACAAGTTCTAACTTGCGCGCGCTCGCTTCAGCATTGTCAATACGGACGAGTCCTACCAGTTCAGAGACGGTTATCATGGGCTACTTCCTAATGTGCGTCTAGAATTTCCCGTGCCTCGCTCTCGGCCTTGTTCTTGATGTGCGCTTTTTGTTGCCACCACACACTGTGCTTCATGACTTCCCACGGAGGCGCGTGCAGGATGTCAGCCGCCACGAACAGCCCGTACCAGTCCGGCGGTTCATACCGATCCGATTTGCCTTTGAGCGCCAGGTAGCGCCTCAGATTCAGGAGTTCTAGTTGTTCATCTGAGGCGCTATCGATTCCGGGCGGAAATCCCCCATCACCATGTCAAGCGCTATATTGCGGATCACAATAGGCACACTTGACAGCCGTTTCTCTGTCAATGGCACCGGCGTTACACCATCATCCTCCATCAAATCCCAGGATTTAATGAGCGTCAGCAGCACCTCGTTGAAGCCCCTGAAGTTCTCGGTAATGGTGTCCTCGCCCATCTTGCCAAATGCGATTAGTTGGGCGTACAAGTCCTCTGTAACCATGTTCGGGTCGTACTCGATGGTCAGTGACCCCTCTTCAAACCTGCGTGTGACCTTTGCGCGTGATTTGGCGATGTTTCCAATGGTAACTGGCATATGAGTTTTTGCTCCTAGTGCGAAATTGGTCTAAAAAGGTGTAGCATTTTGGCACTTTTTGTGTTTAATAAGTGAAAGCTCCTTATAAAGCCGTAAGTAATGTGGTGATCAAGAACTTTTGCGCAGCGCCCCAGGTCGCATCCTCGACAATCGCAAATTCCCATTCTTCCGCAAAGACGCCGTTGCTGTCGCTGAACGGGTTGGGCTTGCTCACTTTCACCGCCATATCATGCTGAAAGATGTTGTACGCTTGCGCGACGCTGCTAACGGTTGGTGTACCGCCTGTAAGCGCAACATTGGTTACACCAACCGGTGACATATCGGAGGCCAGCGCACCGGAGAAGGTGAAGATGTATGGCCCACCTGCTGAGCCGGTCACGGTACAGTTGGAACCGACTGTTGAAAGCAACTGAAATGCGGTGTTGACCGTTGCACTCGTGAGGCCCACGCTATAGGTGATCAGCGCCGTGGTCTGGTTCTTGTACGAGAGCGTGAACGTGCCGCCAGTCGCGCCGCCGCCAATCGTGACCGTCTGCAAATTGTCGATAATCGACCCCTGGCCCTGCACGCGCAAGAAGTTCGTTGTGCCTGCTTGCAAGTAGCTGAGCGGCGTCATGCCCGTCGCATCGGCCTCAAGCAAGAGTTTGATGGAGCAAGTCGGGTTGAGATCAACATGTGCAGCCCAACCAAGATTGGCTCTATTGAACGGGAAGAACAGGCCATAGAGGTTGCCAAAGGTGTAGTCGTGATTGAGCACTTTCAAGAGTTGCGTCGTGCCAAGCGCCGCGCTCGTCGGGTCCAGGAAGTAGTTAAAGTGCTTGCCTGCCGTGGGTGCCAGCGCAACCGTCGTGGGGCTTGCCGTCATCGTGATACCCCGCTGCAACGCCTGCGCTAACACCTTGCCGCCTACCGTGAAGCCCGTCTTCCTGTCACCCTTATAACTCAACTCGGAGATCAGGCCATAGTTGACCTTGTGGTTATAAATGGCATTGCCGAAGGCGTTATTCTCGCCTTGTTCAATGGTTAGGGTTTGTGGTTGCACGGAGCCGGTGAGCGGCGGCACGAATAACCAATCTTTTGCGGTGGCCGATGCACCATGCGCACTGATGGTAGCCGCACCGCACGTACCGGCAAGCGCGTACACGATGCCGTTATAGTCAAGTACGCCGGAGAGCGTGCCCTCGACCCACTCCGAGTTTTCGATGACGATGGTTGGGTATTTGCGGCCCGTTGCTTCAAATTGGGCGACATCGGCCATTGGCGCAAAGACGATGGCGAAGCATTGTATCTGCTTGGTTGCTGCTACATTGACACCGGGCGTTGCCTCAAGCCCGAATTGCAAGGTCTGGTTGATGGAGCTGCGCTCCGGCGTCCATGGCATGATTTATACTCCTATCATCCCCTGCCGGACTACCGAAACGCGCTGGGGGAATCACCTTCCGCGCCCAGTAGCCCGGCACGAGATACACAAGTTAACTTCCTTGTAGTTCTATTACATAGAGGCCCCCGAGATGACTCCAAGGAGCACCATTGACGATTTCTCCATAGGCGATGGTCTGCTCGCGGTAACAGTCCAGCACACCGCCGCTGCCTGCAAGCCCCACACTGCGCACGCTCCTAAAGAGCGCATCAATCCGATCAGCCCCGGTCACAAGCGCCGCGTAGTTGCCACCCGACCCGCTTGGGCCAAGCATCTTGATTTGCAGCAGGAGCAGCACGAAGAGCCTGACCGCATTCACCGTGAGCACATCCACTCCTGCCTGCTGCGCCACCAGTGCGAATGGCGGTATGGTGTCTATCGGTGCATATTCCCGAAACACACCACCTGTGGCCGCCGCCATGAGCGCAGAGTCAGCCTGCATAGTAGTGCTGACCCAAGTGTAGGCTTGTGCGACCTCACTCATAGCGTCCTACACTTTTCGATAATTTCGTGCGCGTACATCAGCCACAAATCACCGATAGCGCGCTCTTCTGTAATGCCGATGCCTTCTCTCCAATTGCCTACAAGCCGAGCTACCCAGAAATGCGTAGGTGGTGGCGTCTTCCGTCGCTTCTCGGTTGCCGTCAATTCATGAGGCGCATAGGTGCGCTGTTCAGTGACGATCACCTGCTCTCGCTCAGCCACCTTTTTTGCGTGCTCAGCATTTTTCTCTTCTTCCCACTTCTTTGCTTCCTCTGCACTCTCGAAAATGGGCAGATCACAATGAATGTGTGTCCATGTCATATCCTCGCCTTGATCCGTGCTTCCATCGTCGCCATGTACACGTCAAACTGTGCTGCGCCTCGCGCCATGCCAGGCTCAAAGAATGGGCGTGCTGGCATGAACCTTGTACCCATATCCTGGTAGATGGCATAATTGGCCGCAACGCCAAACACGCCTTGCTGATCGTTTTCCGGCTTCACTTCAGGCAAGCGATACGAGTCCTTTGGCGGTGTGCCCCCGCCGTAGGTACTCTCGCTCGTCGTAGAGGCGTAGACGCTATCGTACATAAAGCCGGTATCGATCTGCCCGTTGGCGGCAATTTGCTCTTTGATCGCATCTGCGACGAAAAAGGCTTCATCCCTGACGACTTCCGCCGCCGCTGGCTTGAGCGCCGCCGCTACCTTGAACCAGTTGTTGAAACCGAGTGCCATCACTGCACCAGACTTCCCATGAGCGCCCGCATGTGGCGTATCTCTTCAGCAAGGCACGTGCGCACCTCCACGCGGATAAACTCACGTACCGCGTCCTTGCTATCGAATGGGATGCGCTCGCTATCGTCGAGCAAGGCTTCTTTCAGCACTTCAGCCACGATGCCACGAATGAGCGCCTTGCTCGTGGGTGTCACCTCAAAGTCAACTTTGGCAGTAAACTCTGCTATATTCATTGCTTCATCCCTCTCTCGAAGCTTTGCCAGACCTCTCTCTGCTATCCATGCCATACTTCACCTCACTGTGCCCGTTGGCTGCCACTCTTGCAGGTACAACACAATGTCTCTGTTCGCCTCGTCATAATTGCTGGCTTCCATGATGCGGTAGATATGGCCGCCGTACACCATCCGCATGACGCCCGCCCGGATGTTGACGCCTTTGCGCCAGCGCATGTAGGCTCTGGAGCCTACGCCCTGATAGTCTTGCCCGGCCATCGCCTTTTCGTAAGGACTCCACGTTTTGAATGTTACCGGTACATTTGAGAGGCCAGGAACATCTGTCCAGGTGCCGCCGTCTGCAAAGCCTGGCCCGGTTGTGGCTCCGGTGATCTGCTGGATACGGACAACGGCATGGCGACCTGATGCGGTGCTATTGACAATCCTTCTACTTGCAATCCCAGGCATGATTTACTCCTCCGTTCCGTACACATAGCCGCTAATCGTTGCCGTTGCCGTGACATCCAGGAAGAGCACGTTGTTGATGGTCGTTGACAGATAGCCAAGTAGTCCTAAACTCACAGGCACTTGCGCGGTTGGTACAGCGGCTGTGAGCGGGAAGCGCAGAAACTCATTGCCAGAGCCGGTTGCATCTTCAAACAGGATGCTTGCGGCTACGGTGGGAACAAGGCAGAAGCCAAGCAACCGAAACCGCTTACCAGTAGCAGGCGTCCAGACGGCAACGGGCGTGGCGGCGGTAATCGCTACTGCCTTCACTGGCTTGAAGACGTACAGCGCGATATTTCCATAGAAGTCAATCCCTGGAAGATTTGGCATCAGAGCACCCACGTCTTTCTACCCATGAAGATAAGTCGCAGCTCGTCCGATTTGTCTTCGCCGAGCCGGTTCTCATACTTCCAGGCGATATATTGCAGCAGAGCCAATTTCAGTTCAGGCGGCAAGGTCGAATAGCCACACGTGTACGTCAGCCGGTATTGGTATGCGGGCGGGGGATACTGCAAATACACCACGCCCGGTATAGGCAGCGTATCCACCACATAATTTGGTGTGCTCCCTACCAGCGCGGGCCACGTCTGCCATGCTGCAAAGGCCGTGATGCGATATTCAAACAAGCTCACAGCGACAAGTGGCGGCTGTGGCAAGGTCAAGATGAACGGAGCCGGTGAGTACGGGTTGGCTCCCAAACTCTCGTTGTAGTTGTAGAAATCCTGATCGTACAGCAGCTTCGCCCCTGCCAGGTTGTTCCCGCTGATTTGAGGCATAGTCCACATCGCTTGAATGGTTTGGGGTGCAAACGCTTTGCCGGTCATGCGTTCCGCGTCTGCTCTGCACTGCGTAATCAGCGATGAGAGCACTAAGTCATCGTCAGTGAAATCCACACGCAGGTACGAGCCGGTCGTTGTGGACCTGAGTTCCAACAACGACAACGGCTCTACTGCCACTGGTACGGTGACTTGCCAATCCAATTTCAAGCTATCGGTCATGCCTGTACCCACTTCCCATCACGAATAAAGCCATGATGCCCGCAATGGCAGAGAAACGACGGAGAGAGCGTTAAGGGTTCTTTCGATGCCAATTGCCAGATATCGACATTCGTTGGCGCTGCTGGCTGTCCTTTGTACATCGGTATGCGTAGATACCATGCGCCACAACACCAGCCTCCATCGGCTTTGCGATGCCAAAGAATGCCGCCGTATGGCTCACTCTCTCCCTGAACCAATGTCCAAGTAACAGCGTGATCATCGTCAAGCCATACGACTTTCTCTTGATCATCTTTTGCCCAATCTGGCAATACTCTCTCGGTCATGCCTCACACCTCATATGAGCCACCTACAACTAGGCAGCCGGGAAGATGTTCGGCGCTGCCAGGATACCGTCAACGGCATACACCGCGCCGGTAGTCGTGCCGCCCTCAGTTGAAATCACACGTACCCAACGCTGCCGACCGATATAGTCGATGCGCTGCACGACGGTGGAGGCCGCGTTGAACGGTAGGAATGTTGATGCTGTGCCGTACACCCCGACTTCAGGCGAAGGCATGAGGTCAGCCGCCGCGACGGTCGTATAGGTGCCAGGCGAGCCGGCGTTATCGGGTGCCTCCTGAATGGTGAAAGCATGCGTGCCATCCGTCCAGAGGCCAGGCAGAAACACCAGCGCAAGCGCCGCATAGCCGCCATTGCGGAAGCGGTCAATGTTGCCGCCGTTCGTGGAAGCGGTGTAGGCTTTCGGTAAGAGCGTCTTGACGTGAAATGTATATTTGGATGGGTTTTTCCCGGTTGGTCCAACAAAAGACATGGTTCTATCCTCCAAACTTTGAACTACAAGAGAACAGGCGAATGCTCTGGCGGCATGCCGTTGAGCGCCAGGTCTTCATGTCCGACATTGACGATCTGGCCGCACACCTGGCATTTGTAGCTGTTGTAGGTGACACCCTCCACAGCAGGAAGTTGCACGAGTTCGCCTGTGCAATTGCCGGGAGCCGCGCTCACAGCAACTTCTTCCTCTACTACCGGCGCTTTCTGTAAATCCTTTGGTACTGGCATGTTATGTAAACTCCTTAGATCATCTTCAGCACAGAGATTGCTTCAGGCAATACCACTTTTCCGCCGACGCGCACACGAGCCAGGTATGCGACTTGGTTCTGGATGGCGAATAGTTCCTTCAAGGTCTGGAATGTGAGGCCCACGCGGTCAACGATCTGGTAGCCTTGTCCGATGTCACCAAAGACCACAGGCAACTGACCGGCGGTGAAGGCGGGGAAGGTGCCAGCCTGGTTCGGCATGTCGGGCATCTCGACAATTGGGCGACCAAAGAGCGTCTCGCGGAACTCGTCACCGAACACCGTCCACAATGGGCGGGTCGTGGTATCTGCAAACAGCCGACAAATGCCGATGGTGCTATTGCTCATCAGCCACGTGCCGGTTGCGCGGTAGCCAGATTTGCCAACGTGCATGAGTGAGATCAGGTCGGATGGCAAGAGCAGGTGAGAGGCGCTGGTGCCGCTGAAAATGTTCATACCGGTGTTTGAGAGCGCCGCATTTGTCAGGATGCCTTCAGGACGCGCTACACCGTCACCAGAGATGAAGGCTAAGCCTTCCTTCTGCGCGAATTGACGGGTCAGACGCTTGAGAATGTAGCCCTCTACGTCGAATACGCTGTCTTCAAGGTTCTGCTTGGAGAGCTTGAGATAGCCGTTGAGTTCACGCGCGTAAATCTCGATCATGCCCAGGCTCGGGTCAGGGGATGCCTGGAAGCCGGTTTGCTCGTCAGACCAGAAGATGTTGGTGTCCGTCGTGCCTTCAGACGGGATCAGCAACTTCTCACCGCCGATGGTTTGTGTATCAGCGTAGGCACGCAGGGGTGAGATCAGGAAGAGCTTCTGAATGAACTTATCGCTGAGGTCGGTCCCGGCAAAGAAACCGCCTAACTCGGCTGCCGCACTGACCATCACTTTCTGCTCTGGCGTGAACTGGTCCCAGTTCATGTGGTTAAAGTCGATGTAGCCGCGCTCTTCCATCGTGAGGGCCTGCACATCACCTCCCTTGCGCATTAGCTTCTCAAGGGCTTTGGTAGCAGGCGGCTTGTAGGAGGCGGCATTAGAGCCACGATAGCCGTTTGTAGGCGGTGGGCGCTGCGCCGCAAGCTGCATCTCTTTTTGTTCGGCGACCAGTTTGCGGTACTCTTTGATCTCGGCGTTGATCTGGTCGTTGATCTTGTTCAGTTCTTGGCGGGCTTCAGCGGCAACAGGTCCGCCCTCACTGATTTTCTTCTCGGTCTTACCTTGCCGCTCTTCGATGGTTTTAACACGTTCGTCGAGGTGCTTGTTCAGCTTGTGGATTTCTTCAACAAGCCCTCTCACTTCCTCGTTCATAAAAAACTACCCTTTCGTGTGAAATTTCAGTCTTCCATCACGCGAGGGTAGATTCAATCAGCGCCTCAGCGCGTTCTATTCAGTTGTATGCAACGTGGGGCGGTCATGCCGCGCCCAGCGGGGTTTCGTTATTCTGACAGGGCGTCGAGTGACGCGCCTGGTGGTGTTACTGGTAGTATAACATATTATCTGCGGTTATGAAACGCCTTCTCTCAGGCTATCGAGTGAGCTTCCTGTTCAGCCACAGCAGGAACAGGAGCCATAGACCGCAGAGAATATCCCCGACTATTCCCACGAGTACATACAGCCATATCGGCATGCCATCTATCACCTGCTTTCTCCTTTGAAAGCATCATACCATAAAGTTACACGCCTCTATTTGCATTGTCAGCAGACAACAGCAGCGTCAAATCATGCAGCAGGCTATGAATATCCTCAACAACCTCTTCTTTTTGCTGAGGCTCAGCAACTTCTTCTTCCTCTGTTTTCTGCTCAAGCTCATCGTCTGAGGCGTACACTTGAAAGCCACTAAGCCGGTTCTGCCCTGGCGCTGAGGATGCACTGGCCAGCACCTTTTTGATCTGCATAACATGCTCATTGAGTCCCTGAGCCGTGCTCTTGATCTGCATAATGTGCTCGTCGATGCCCTTCGCTGCTTCGGTCAGCTTTTTGTGATTGGCTGCTGAGATCACGCGCCCTGCCTTCGCCTCTTTGGTTTCGGGGTTGTCCTCTCGTGACATCAGCCCGGGCACCGGCAGAGAGCTATTCCCGTTGTCATCAGGTTGCAGGCACTCGGTCATGTCCAGTTCAACGCCGCGCTGCACGTAGGCAATCATGGCCTCGCTGAACTGTTTTAATGCAGCCTTCACGTCGTCTTCAGGCGTGTCACCTGTTTGGAATGCGGTAATAATCTCATTCCTGAGCGGATACCAGAGGTTCCACAGGTCTGATACCCAATCCTGCTGGTTGGTTTCCATGAGGCTTGCGGCATAGTCTTTTGACCATATATCCATCGTCTCGCCTTTTCCTTTCTCCCACGGCGGGGTCATCTTCATTTTGCTGTAGTACGAGGCTATTTTCGATTTCACCCCGTCCACATCGTCAATGTTCGCGCCGCCTCTTGCGCCGGAGACTGCACCGGCGGCTGATATAATCCCTTGTGGGATCGCTTTCATGCTCCCGCCTGATTTGGCGACGAACGGCATTTTGCACTGGCTCATGTTTTCGGGTGGACTCTTCTCCACCCAAAAGAAGCACTGCGCCGCCTTTGACCAGTTCACCGTATCTCCACTACTCGCCCAGGCTTGAATGTCTTTCCTGGCCTGGCCGCCGTCCCAGGAGACGCCACGCTCTGCCAACGGCCATGACGTTTTGCCGGATGCGCTTCCTTTGCTCTCCATAAAAAAGTAGCTCCTTTTGACGGTATCAACTTGTGCTAAATCGTTCATCGGGAATACCACGGCTGAGCCTTCCATCACCTCCACTTCGAGCAGGTTGCGAATCCACTCACCGTCTTCCTTGACAAGCTCTGCCTTATGCGCCTTGTAGCCCATCGATTGCTTTTTCATCGTGCCCATCTTGAATGAGGCGTACAACTCGCGGCCTATCTGGATATCCAGGTTGAATTGCGTCTTGGTATACAAGCCTTTGCGATCCTCGTCAGCCTCGTAAATACCGCCTGGCGGCAAGAGGTTACTATAATCGTGATTGAACAGGTAGGGCCACAAGAAATCTAAGTCTTGTGCAGATTTTCTCGCATAGCTATCTCGTAGCGTCTTCTGAAATGCGCCTTTCATCGTGCGGTCTTTGCCAAAATCGATGTTGTTGATATAGTTGAGATAGCCGCCGATAATGCCCTTCTTATCGTCGATGACCTTGATCTCCCCACTGATGATGGGGAAGTATTCAGTCTTGCGTTCAATCTTTGCTACTCTCATATGTCTATCCTCACAAGAGTTGTTGACCCATCCGCGTTACGTTGATACATTGGTGTGACCTGGGGGTATTCCTGGCCCTCTACCACAGCGGGCAGTTCTGGCGCTGCTACAACGATGCTCCATTGTCTGTACATCCATGAGTAGAAGACGCCAAGAACGGTATAGGAGGCAGGCAGCAGCAAGCGTTTGTGGACTTCGGTATACACGCCCCTATCACGCAGCACGCCTTGAATGTCAAGCGAGTCCTCGGTCAGCACATCCTTGAACGTATCCCGCCACACCTGGCTATCAATGCAAATCACGCCGCCGTGTTCGTCACTCATGGTTGCAACTCCTTCTCTGAGAAAGCATCGTAGAACGCTTTAGGTACTGCTTGCCGATGGAGCGCATCATAGTCCTTGTTGAGCGTGATTGCCGTTGACGTTGTATTCCTTGTCACCATCTGCACGGTATAGAGTGCTCCACACTGGCAAGCCGTAGCGTGCCCTGGTGCGATGTGGATGTGATGCAAGCAATACTGGCACTGGTAGATCATGGCTCAGCCCTCACCTTCTTCTTCTCATACTGCTTGTAGGCTTCCTGTGCTGGCGGCACGTCCTGGCACAGCTTGACAATGGCCTCTAGCCCAGCACGAGCATCGAGGCCCGGATCGTCGCCGATGTAGATGGCGGTGCGCTTCTCTTGCTCCAATGCCTTTTGCGCGATGTCAAGTATCTGCCGTGCGAGTTCTTGTGTCGTCATCGGCTCATCCCTTCATTCGAGTGCGGAAGCCAACTGAGATATTCAACGTGGAAAGAGAGATGCGTTCCTTTGAGATATTCATCAAAGGGCACGCTGCCATCGTAATCAGCAAATACTATCAATAATTCATCCCTCTCTTCTCTGGTCAGGATGTGATCGGTCATAATGACTCCTGTTGGCTGTTCTCTCGTCGTCATGACTTTGCCCTCACTTCTTCTTCACAGGCCCACTTGACCAGGCACGCCTTCGAACAAAAGTGATGCTCTACCTCCAAGCCAGAGGGCTTATGCTGAATGGTGGTGATCCACTCAGGCGGCAGTATGTATTGGGCATCGTGCTTTTTCTCGCACACATCGCACTGGATAAATTCAACTCTCATGGTGCTACCCCCAAATCATCACTTGCCTCAGAGACATCGAGATCAAGTACATCGGCAATCCTCCAAAGAAGATATTGTTTATGATGTGCGCCATCGGTCTGCAATGCTTGAATGAGCAACCCCTTGATTGCTTCGTCATCCAGGTTTGTTCTTTGTTCTTCACTCATCGCTCACCTCAATCGTTCTTATGGCTATTGATATACTGGACAAGAGCCAACTCCTGCTTTTGTGCCTCCTTTGCCCGCCTCACGATTTTCAGCAAGAGCGTGGGGCGCTGCATGATCCACTGCTCGGTGATAGTGTCCATCGTCTCCTCGGGGAGGCCCAGTTGCATCGGATACGAGCAATTGAGCATCACGCCTTGCGGCAACACCTGGATGGACAATTGCACCTGACCCTGTTGTGGTTGTGGCGGATCTGCGTCTACCACCTTGCCATTGTCTTCACTCATCGTTTTGCCCTCAACAATGCTCGATACTCCTCTCGTGTCACCGCCAACTGCGGCAGCGTCTTGACATACTTCAGTAGCATCTTGCCTATCTCGCTTTCGTCTTCATCCTCTAGCGGTGCCTCTGCCACGTCTGGGTCGTCGGCCTCCACGTCCTTTGATTGCGCTGGCGCTGCCGGCACGCTCTCCTCGCTTTCAGCCGCCAGATGCCCCGTATCAGCAGGAAGGGCACGAGATTTGCCAGGAGGCTTATCAGTGCTATCAGTGCTATCTGTTGTATCCCCGTCATCTGTTGTATCATCGGTCACCTCGGTCACGGTTGTTTTCGGTGGTGGGAGTTGTGGTGCTGGCGCAGGTGGATTGATGGCCTTGCCTGACATCGCAGCAATGTAGTCGTCTAAGTCTTCCACATGCACCGGGATCTGGTTGAGAATGACAAAGTCCTTGACTGGGAGCTTTGGCCTACCCTGTACCTCCCTGGCCTCCAGGAACGTCGTAGTGCCACCTGTGAACTCTGCACCGGCTCTATCACTGGCTTGTGATTTGGCCTCTTGTAAACGCCGCTGGATGGCTTCCACGTCATCTTGATCGTAGCCAAGATACCCACCGTAGCGCGGCGTGAGCCACATGTTGAGCGAGTCCTGGAACATATCGAGCAGAGGAAATTCAATCTCAGTGTAAAGGGCATAGCGCGCTTCCTCCTGGTTGGAGTAGGTTGAGTCAGCCAACCCGAGCAAGAACAAAGGGAAGTTGAAGAAGATACCGGCGATATCACGGTCGCCTTTGGTGTCACTCTCCAGCCAATCAAGTTCGGCGGGTGACATGCTCATGCTTTGCCACTTTACGCCGCCATGCAGGATGGCCGTCTCGCCGGCATTGCGCGGGCCTGCAAACTTTGCGCGTATCTCTTTCTTGAGCGATTGGTACTCAAGGTCTCCGAGCAGCGCATCGGTCACCCATGCACCGCCGGGTCGTGCCATGTTACCCATGAGCGCCAGGTTCCACTTTTGCCCGGCTTTCTGGATGTCTACCAGCATGGCCGCGACTTCGATAGGCGACATGCCGTACACGTCATC